CTGCCATAGTGCGAGACGGGTTGGATGGTGGAAGGAATGGGACGGTTGGCGTACGGCTTCCTCTCTGTGCGTTGCCGTCCCGCTCCGATGTTCGGTGACACTTAATGCCCTGCTACCGTTGCCCGAATGGGAAGTGGAAATACGGACTAAATGGGAAATGTAATTTCGACACCCTAGCTGATTGTCGTCGAGCAGAGGCAGCAATTATGGCAGACGAAAAAACCTCATCTATTTGGAGTTCTCCACCAGACTGGCGTGCCACGTTGGCTGCAGGGTCAGAGAAGTCGACTCACCCACCAGCAGTAGTGAAGAAGGAATTTATTGCTGACATAGAGGTCCAAGAAGACCGGACTGTAAAGTTTGTGATTAGCACGGGCGGTGAAGACCGAGAGAAAGATGTGATCGACCCGGGTGGATGGGCCATAGACAATTACATGGCAAACCCGGTGGTGATGTTCGCTCACGATTACAATTCCTTGCCGGTAGCGAAAACCATTTCGCTAGAAATGCACGGGGAGTCGTTAGTCGCAACCGCACAATTTGCGGAAGCAGAACTCAACCCTCTTGCGGAACAGGTTTTCCAAATGCTGAAGGGTGGTTTTCTGACTGGGGCATCTGTTGGGTTCAGGCCTACAGAATTCGCTTATAACGAAACTAGAGGTGGGATTGATTTCGCTTCGCAAGAACTGCTTGAGTTTTCAGTTGTTCCTGTGCCAGCGAACCCACAAGCCCTCATCGCAGCGGGCGTTCAATCTGGAGACGTAGACCTCATTGTAGATTGGGCGCGTCGGACCTTGCAGATATTCGACAACCACGGCACTTGCGAAGAGTGCCCGCCTGATGAAACCGCATCGGAGAAATCCGATGACGTTATGTTCAGCACTTCTAAAGATGTCGACGCATCTTTCCTAGAAGAGCGAATCGACTCTCTTGAAAAGAGGGTTATCGAATTTCAATCCACGACTGAATTGTTAGTGCGTGAATTGAGAAAACCTCAACTATCGGAACAACAGAACGAGAGCGTTGTGTTCGAACTGGATGACGACTTGTTGAATGACGATGAACAGGTCGACATTGATGTAGGGGAGTTGGCTTCTTCACTAAGCGAATCCGTCAAGGAAGCGGTTGGGTCTGAAGTCGAGCGGTCCATCAACGCACTGCGTGGGCGTGTGAATTGAACAGAAGGAGTAGAGAACTCATGGGCAAGATGACCAAGGACCAACTCGCCGATTTTGTCAAAGAGACAGCCGTCCCTTTGATTAAGGATCAGGTGGGTTCAGATATTGCGAAGATGGTTCGTGAGAATGTGGAGAAACTAGCCACTACTTCTAATGGACCGTGGGCAGACAAGGTAGTAACCGGGGCACCGGAACCGGAAAAGCTAGAGCGCGGAAAGGGTCTCGCGTTTGCCAGATGCGTTCGTGCAATGGCTGCTGCCAAGATGCACAAACTTGGAGCGCAGGGAGTGGTCGACATTCTCCGTGGATGGGGCGATGGCGACTTGGCTTCAGAGATTGGCAAGTTACAGGAGAAGGCGCTAGCCGCTGGCGATGCTACGGCGGGCGGGTTTCTTGTTCCCACCCAGTTCTCCAACGAAGTCATCGAACTACTGCGTTCCCAGTCAGTCGTTCGACGGCTTGGCGCGAGGGTGGTTCAAATGCCGACCGGTACTCTGAAGTATCCGAAGATTGCTAGCGGTGCCAGCGCTGCGTATATCGGTGAGAACGTGAACATCGGCGCGAGCGAAGAAACGTTCGGGCAGTTGACTCTCACGTTTAAAAAGCTGGCCGTGTTGACGCCAGTGTCGAACGACCTGTTGCGGTATAGCAGTCCGTCGGCAGATGCTATCGTCCGCGATGATTTGGTGTCGAGTATGGCAACCAAGGAAGACGTTAGCTTCATTCGTGGGGCTGGCACTGATTCCACTCCAAAGGGTCTTCTGAATTGGTGCATTGCAGACCAGAAGATTGCTGCCAACGGCACGGTAAACCTTGCGAACATTACCGATGACTTAGGTCAATTAGTGGTCAAGCTAAAGCAGGCCGACATCCCCATGATTTCGCCGGGATGGATCATGGCTCCTCGCACTGAACAGAAGCTCGCTACTATCCAGAACGCGAACGGCGTTTTCGCATTCCGAGACGAGGTTATTCGTGGAACGTTGTGGGGCTGGCCGATTGGCACCACGACCAACGTGCCGATTACGCTAGACACCACTGGCGCGGGGAATGATAACGAGTCAGAAATTTACCTCGTTGATTTCGCGCAAGTGTTAATCGGTGAATCTGCCAACCTGCTGGTTGATGCCTCTCAAGAGGCGGCATACCACGACGGCAGTAACGTGCAGGCAGCGTTTAGCCTCGACCAGACAGTGGTGCGAGCCATTGCCGAACACGACTTGGGAATGCGTCACGACAAAGGTGTGGCGATGCTAACCGGCGTTACGTGGACCCCATAAGGTGCTGCGTTAATTTGATCGAACTTAGACGAGGATATCAATCATGATCACAAGAGACGTAGCGCAGATTCGTCCTGTGAATGCAGTTGACGTCGAGTCGTATGACGCCAGTTGCGGAAGCAATGACGGAACGACTTCTAACGAAGTCAAGGGTCGGATCATCGACCGTCTTGGCTTAGGTAATAGCTATACCGCTGCCAACGTTCACGCCTTTGGATGGGGAGACATCGGCACCAGCACGGCAAGCGGCACGAAATTCATGACCGTCGGGTCGCGTCTGCTTCATAGCAGTACGACTTGCGCTGATGATTTCGATGAATTCTCGACGGGTGACCGTCCGAGTAATCAGGCGCTATTCCTAACCGGGAACACGACCTCAACACTAGCGAGTGGCTACATGGCTACCTCGACCAGTATTGGGACGTTCGGAGTGTTCACTGCGACCGCTACCGGGTCGGCTGCTGGAGATTCGTTTGGCTTCTATGACATCACCGGGGCGCATAGATTTTTGCGACCTGCCTTGTTGTGGAACACCAACGCATCAAGCTCTGGCGGGTCTGTCCTAGAAGCAGGCGTAGACATTCTGTTCGGTGCTCCCGATTTGGTGCCGCACAACACGACTTCGACGTCACCGGTTTACGTGACAACCTGCAACGACGCGTAGCAGGGTCTTATGGTGAGGGTCGAGGTTATTGGTCGGCCTTTGACCATAGGTCGTGGGCCACAGTATCAAGTAGGCGAGCGATTTGGACTAGACGAGAGCTTGCCTACGTCAGCGGAAATACTCCGGCGTGGATGGGTACGCGTTATCTCATCTTCGCCGGTTTTTTCTAGGTCAGTCGATACTCCACCTATCGACAAAATGATTCGCCGTTCATCGGCGAGGAAGAAGAGGAAACGTTCACGTGAGTAGCCATCTGACAGCCCAAGAAGCGGAACCCGGGAGTGGGGTGAATTTCGATCATCCGGCAGAGAAGGAATACGCCATCGAAATAATCGATGCCGCTGATGGCATCGTTCGTCCCTATCCCAAGCGAGACAAGGTAGCGATCATCGGGTTCGCAACATCATCGAGACATGAAGCTCCATTCGATGATCCGGAGTATGAGATTTGGACACTGAACCAACTGTATAGACACGTGCCACGGGCAACACGTCACTTCGATATTCATAGTTACTGGGAAGATGACAACGTAGAAGGCACCGACCATCGAGGATGGATTAAGGACTGTGGAATTCCAGTCTATATGCACGAACGGCATGATGACCTGCCGACCTCTGTCCGGTTTCCAATCGAACGAGTCATCGAAGATGGGGGTATCGATTACTTCACAAGCAGTGTCGCGTTTGAGGTAGCGCTGGCAATGCACGAAGAGTTCTCAGAGATTGCCCTCTATGGGATAGATTTGATTGTAGGAACAGAGTATTCGGAACAGAAAGCCTGCCTAGAGTTCTGGCTTGGAATGGCCCATGCGCGCGGTATCAATGTTCGAATCCCAACAGCGTCGGCGCTATTGAAGCAGTCGCATCGTTATGGATACGAGAAGGAACCGTCATGGGGTCCGCTTCAGTTGAGCGAAGTGTCGCAACGGATTGAACATCTTTCTACTGAACGAAACAAGCAGATGGCACTGGTGAATGCTTTGGACGGGGCTATTGCAGAAGACGAGCGATGGTTCGTTAAGAATGTCAAGGACGTGACTCCGCAAGAGCGATTAAAAACTTTAAACGAGCAACGTGGAAACGCTCTGGCGGCAATTTCAACTATCGATGGCGCGGTTCAAGAGTCTACATACTGGCGAGATTTGTTTACCTTGCGAGGTAGAGGCGCTGTCGTCAATTCGATGATGTAGTGATGCTTTCTGTATGCACTAGCAGTACGAATTCGCAGTTGGCCCAGTTGGGTGATTTGATGACCATGCTGGGTGCTACCGCTTCGTCATCGGGTATGGACCTCGCACTGACGCAGGCTTCAGATTGGGCGAATCGATACGTAGGTTACGAGCTTCGTCGGCAGGTGTATCAGGAGACCGTGCCAAGTTACGGAAACCAGCGTCTGATGTTAAGCCGAACTCCCATACTGGAGGTGCAGCGTTTCTTCAACTCGACAAGCACGGGAGAGGCGACAGAATTTCAGTCGAGCGAATACAGAGTTGCGGACCCCGAGGCTGGATTTATCGAGCGCGATCAGGGGTACCGATGGACGGCGCAAGAAGTGTGGAATCTTGGCAGTTACGTGAAGCCAAACAGCGAACTCAGTCCATGGCTCCTAGTGTACGAAGCCGGGTATCAGGTCGGCGAAACAATCAGCACCGATGAC